AATGCTTCTTCTTATGTACGAGTTAAATCTGTTAATTTATTAACTCCTGATTATTTTGATAATAATGGTACTCCTAAAAACCAATTTACATCTTCAATTCCTTTAGTTGCTAGTGGATCATTCGGTGGTGCTATTGGAACTTTTGGTGCGGCTAACATGTATCAAACAATCACTGCTACAAACACTCAAGGTGTAAGCAGTGGTAGTTATGCTAACATGGTTAATTTGTTAGCTAATACTGATGATTATAAGTTTAAAGTAGTGTTAACTCCTGGTTTGATTGATTCATTACATACTGGAGTTTGTACTTCAATCATTTCAAATACCCAAAACAGAGGAGATAATATTTATGTTCTTGATCCTGTAGCTTATGGTACAGCAACAGCTGCTGCTGTAGTTGCTCAAGCTGCTACTCGTAATACTTCGTATGCTGCTTCTTACTGGCCTTGGGTTCAAGTTCAAGATCCTGATTTAGGTAAAAACGTTTGGGTTCCTGCTTCAACAGTAATTGGAGGTGTTTATGCTTTTAACGATAATGCTGCTGAACCTTGGTTTGCTCCTGCTGGTATTAATAGAGGTGGATTAAGTCAAGTAATTCGTCCTGAACAAAAATTATCTCAAGCAAACAGAGATATTTTATATAATGGTAAAGTTAATCCAATTGCTTCTTTCCCTGGAACAGGAGTAGTAGTTTATGGACAAAAAACATTACAAACTAAAGCTTCTGCTTTAGATCGTGTAAATGTTCGTAGATTGTTAATTGAACTTAAGTCTTATATTTCTCAAGTTGCTTTAAATTTAGTATTTGAACAAAATACAATAGCTACTAGAAATAGTTTCTTAAGCCAAGTTAATCCATACTTAGAATCAGTACAACAACGTCAAGGATTATATGCTTTTAAAGTGGTAATGGATGATACAAATAATACAGCTGATGTAATCGACAGAAATCAATTAATAGGTCAAATTTATATTCAACCTACTAAGACTGCTGAATTCATTTACTTGGATTTTAATATCTTACCTACCGGAGTTACTTTCCCAGCATAATTTTAAAAAATTGAATATTTATAACAAAACAAAATAAATAAAATGGCAGTATTAAATCCAAACGAAATATTTTTCACCGCCTTTGAACCAAAACAGGCAAACCGCTTTATTATGTATATTGATGGTATTCCTGCTTATGAAATTAAAGGTGTAGGTGCTATAACAGTAAGCCAAGGTACTGTTCCTTTGAACCATATCAATATCCAACGATTTGTTAAAGGAAAAACCACTTGGGGTCCTATTCAATTTACCTTATTTGATCCTATTACTCCTTCAGGCGCTGAAGCAGTAATGGAATGGGTACGTTTACATCACGAATCAGTAACTGGTCGTGATGGTTACAGTGATTTTTACAAGAAAGATTTAACTTTTGATGTATTAGGTCCTGTAGGTGATATTGTATCTGAGTGGGTTATTAAAGGTGCTTTAATTACTGAAGCAAACTTTGGTGATTATAACTGGGATACAGAAAATACAGCAGTAAATATCACTATGACTGTTCAACCTGATTATTGTGTATTGAATTTCTAATTAGTAAAAAAATCATAAAAGAGCTCGCATTTTTTGCGAGCTTCTTTTTTTTTTATATATTTATATAGGACAATAAAGTTATAAAAAATATTTATGGAAGAAAATAAGTTCAAATTCCCCACAGAAATGGTGGAATTGCCTTCAAAAGGCTTACTGTATCCCGAAGGTCATCCTTTAGCATCTGGAAAAGTTGAAATGAAATATATGACTGCTAGAGAAGAAGACATTTTAACTAATCAAAACTATATTAAACAAGGTATTGTAATTGATAAGCTATTACAATCTATGCTTATTACTAAATTTGATTATAGTGATCTTTTAATCGGTGATAAAGACGCTATTATGTTAGCTGCTCGTATTTTAGGTTACGGTAAAGACTATTCATTTACTTACTATCCAGAATACAGCGATAATGAAGAAATTATTACTGTTGATTTAACATTATTAGGAGAAAAATTACTTAATGAAAAATCATTAACAGAAAAAGGAAAAAATGAATTTTCTTTTAAACTTCCTAATACAGGTAATGTAATTACTTTTAAATTATTAACTCATGGTGATGAGCAAGCGATTGAAAAAGAAAACCAAGGTTTAAAGAAAATTGATCCTAAAGGTAATTCTGAAGTAACAACAAGATTACGTCATACTATTTTGTCTGTAAATGGTGATTATAATCCTAAAACTATTAGAGAATTTATTGAATATGGTTTTCTAGCTAAAGATTCAAGAGCATTTAGAGAACACTTTAACTCAATCAGCCCAGGCATTAATTTAAAGTATACTTATACTTTTGATAGTGGTGTTGAGGAGGACATCACTGTACCTGTAGGTGTTAACTTTTTTTGGCCTGACGCCTGATTATAGGGGTAGTTTATTTACCCAAATCCACGAAATATTGTTTTACGGGCAAGGCGGTTATGATTATAACACAATATATAACATGCCAGTCTGGTTACGACAATTTACATATAAAAAAATTCTTGAACATTATGAAAAGAAAAATAATGCTTCTCAAACAAATACTGTTGAAGAATCTATTAAATCAATGAAATCAGCAGGTGCTGTTAATTCACCAAAAGTAAACGTACCTTCATATGTTACAAAGGCATCTAAAAAGTGATGCCTTTTCATATTTATAATAAACTAATTTTTTAGAATGGCTGATAACATCCAAGATTTAAAAAAACAAATCCAAGAACTTCGTAGAGAAATAACATCTTTAGGGGGAGAATCTTTTAAAAATCTAAACGCGGCAATTGAAGCTGCGGGTGGAGGTATGGAAGGAGCTAGAAAGGTGCTCACCCGTATGAAAAAAGAAGTTGAAGATTTAAAAGATACTTTTGGTAACATATCATCAACTCTTAAAAATACTTTAGCTGATTTAAAAGGACAAGAAAACGCTATTAATTTAGTAAATAAATCCTACAGTAAACTAGAGGGTATAGCTCAAAAATTAAGTAATCATAAAAAAGATGAAGAGATATTAACAGTTAAACAACTTAAATCTTTATCTAAACAAACTCAAGAAGAATACAACCAATTAAAAAATGCTAGGGATTTAGCTAAAATCCAAAAGGCTGAACTTGAAACTAAACTAAAATTAGGTAACGCTACTAAAAAAGAAACAGAAGAATATGAAAAATTAAAAAACTATTCTTCAGAAATAAATTCTGCTTTAAATTTAAAAAATTCATATTTAAAACAAATTGTTTCTTTAAGTGAAAAAGAAGTAGAAAACGAAGAAAAAATACAAAAAACTTTAGGTGTTACTGGAGGATTATTTAAAGGTATAACTAAAAGTTTAGAGCATATTGGTATTGAGTCTGAAGCTTTTGAACATATAAACAAAGATTTACGAGAAGCAGCCAAATCAGGCAGCAGTTTTAAAGTTATAGGAGCAGGATTAACTAGTATAGGAAAAGGTATTAAAGAAAGTTTATCAGATCCTTTAGTTCAAGTAGCTCTTACAGCAAAAGCTTTTCATACAATGTATGAAATAGGTACTCATTTTAGTAAAGAAACTGCGGATATATCTAAAACCTTAGGTGTTAGTAGTGATACAGCAGCCCATATGGTTCACCATATGGAAGCAATGGCTGCTAGTTCTGGAGATAATTTAGCAAACACTAAAGATAATTTATCTTCTTTTAAAGATTTAAATGATGCTTTTGGAACCTCTGTTGAATTTAGTCAAAAACAATTATTAACTCAAACCAAATTAAAAGAAGTAGCGGGTTTAACAGCTGGAGAAGCCGCTAAAATAGCAGAATACGAACAACTAACAGGTAAATCAGCTGAAGATGTATATAACTCTATAGGTAAAACTAATAAAGGTGCTTTAAGTCAAAAGAAAATTACCCAAGAAGTATTAAAAACATCAGGACAATTAGCGGCTCAATATAAAAATAATCCTGAGTTATTATCTAAAGCAGTTACTCAAGCTCAAAGGCTTGGTATGACTTTAGAACAAACCAAAAAAATATCTCAAGGTTTATTAAATTTTGAAGACTCAATCTCAGCAGAATTAGAAGCAGAATTATTAACTGGACAAGATTTAAATCTTGAAAAAGCAAGATACTTAGCTTTACAAGGTGATTCAGCCGCAGCTGCTGAAGAAATGATGAAGAATTTAGGTCCTAATGGACTACAAAAATTCCAAAAGATGATGCCTATTCAGCAAGAAGCTTATGCTAAAGCTTTAGGTATGAGTGCAGATGAATTAGCTGATTCTTTAGTAAAACAAGCAGCGTTAGCTGAATTAGAAAAAAAGAGAGGAAAAGGAATAACAGAACAAGTTAAAAAACTTGAAGCGGCTGGAGAAACAGAAAAAGCAGCTGAACTACAAAGAAGTGTAGCTCAAGGAGAAACAGTTGAATTAGCTCAACAAAGATTAGATGCTGAAGCTAATTTAGCAAAATCTGTAGATAAAACAAAAGATAGTTTATCTTCTATGATCTCAGGTCCTTTAGGTTGGATAGTAGATAAAGCAAACTCATTGGTTGGACTCTTAAATAGTATCCCAGGAATGGGAGTAATATTAGGAGGATTAGGAGCATTAGCCACGGTTGGGGTTTTAGTAGCAGGAGTAGCTGTATTAGTTAAAACTGTTAAAGGATTATTTGTTAAAGGACCAGCAAATCAAACAGCAGAAAACACTAAACGTACAGCAGATGCTGTTGAAAAAATAGCAAATTCTGGGGGTAGTGGAACTAGTAAAAGTGTTTCTTCTGAAGCACAAGAACGATATGCCCGAAGATATGGTGATAAAGCTGCTAGTAAAAGATTTGGAAAAAAAGGAGGCAAATTTGGTAAA